AGTCACCTGCGGACAGAGATGGGAAACGCGCACCCTGCCCGGTAGTCAGCGTAATGCTTGTAGCCGAACTGTTAATTCCAGAGGCTAGTGTCGCATACGCGCTATTTGCGAATTTAATTCCCATCTCGTACTCCGATTAGTTAACAGTCACTGTCCAAGTGATACCAAGCGTATCGGCTGCACCCTTGTTAATCACTGAGAACACAGTACGGCAAAGCATTGTGCCGCCAGACGAAGCATTAAAAATACCTGCCTCAGTAATTGCGCCAGTACCAGTACCGGCAGGGAATGTAGCCACATACGCTACGCTGTTGGAAGTAACAGTAGTTGAAGTCAAAGCAACACGCCCGGCTTGAGTTTCAAGAGCAGTATCGCCAACTGCCGCAGCGGTTGTACCTGTACCAATAGCCATGTGTGACATGACATTAGACGAAGTACCTTCCATGCGGGAAGCAATAAAGTTTTTACCGGCGGTCACTACGAGGTTGGGGACAACAACTTCATGTTTGACATTGCCCTCCGGGTTGGTCACGGTGATCCGTAGTTCACCTTTCATCTTAACAATATCGTTAAACATCTTTCTCTCCTTATAGGATCGGGGTTTGGTTAAAGTAGTAACCACCAACAGTGCGATCACTCGCATCAGTATAGTGGAAGTTTACAACTAATCCAGCGCCGCTGGTATCAGCGTAAGTGATAAATTCACCGCCAACTAACGGGGCAGTGAGTAGTAGTCCGGGGCCATTGATAAGGCCAGTGTAATTCTCATGTGTATGACTATCGCTAGAACTCTGCATGTAATCAGAGTTAAACATTCCATTACCTAACACTTCTGTATAGTCAGGTACGTTTGTCGTGTAGCGATGAAACACAAAGCCGTTGCCATCCGCCATCGACACGTAGTCAGGGTAGATTGGCGTGGTTTGCCCAAGGATTAGTATGGTTGAGATCGACTCAGCCATCGTGACAGAATCAGTCAGTACCTTGGAAATTGCAAATAAATTTAGAACATCCGTTGCTGTCGCTGTATCGGTCAGCCCTTTGCCAACTGTAAATGTGTTGATGGCATCGGTTGGAGTAGATATAGAATCAGTCAGAACCTTAGCAGGGCTGAAGGCCATAGCCTCAGAAGCCGTAACCGAGTCAGTCAATACCTTACTCACTGAAGCCACAACAGCATCAGAACCAGTCACAGAATCTGCTAGGTCTGGTTTAGTAACACTCTTAGCAGCCGCATCCGTAGCAGACACCGAGTCACTACGGGTAGTATCTAGGCTGAACGCCTGTGCATCCGCCATCGAAACGGGGTCTGGGTCAGCGTCAGCATCGGTAACGTCATAGTCAAACGCATAGCCGGGAGTCTTAGCCACGAACTCAGTCATCGTGACTGAATCGGTTAGGACTTTATCGACCGAGATAGTATTGATTGCATCTGCAATCGTTGCCGAATCACTAGGGTTTTTACCTATATTGAATGGCCCAAATGCGTCGGAGGCTGTAACTGTCTCTGTCTTAACCAGTTCAGGTGAGCGGAAGGAAGTATCTGTTGCGGTAACAGTCTCGGCAATATTACCTTTTGTTACGTCAAGCGCTGCTGCTTCCGTAGCCGACACACTATCAGCAACAACTTTACCTGTGTTAAATTGATTGATCGTGTCCGCCGCGGCCGTCGCGTCAGTCAAACTCTTGCCAACATCTTTGGTGTTGATTGTTTCAGATGCGGTAACTGCGTCTGACGAGGCTTGCCCAATATCTTTGACATTTACATCAGACGCAGTAAGCGTTTCTGTTAGGGTTTTCCCTATGCCCTTTACATCCGCATCGGCTATGTTGATTGGGTCTGGGTCAACATCTGGGTCAGATGGGTCAAAGTCTACCGTACCACTAAATATCTTGACGCTGTTCTCAACAATAGCCACCGAGTCAACAGCAGTAGCCGTAATATCAAACGCTACGTTATTGACATCCGTTGCAGTAACTACATCAATGAGGACTTTGTTAATGTCAAAGACTCGGAAATCAGCCATCGTTACAGTCTGTTCTTCCAAGTACTCCATTGGCACAACAAACGCCGAGACTGCAATAACTTGGTTAGGCTGGGCTGAAACTGTGGTCGAGTATGTGCTTACGCCAGCAGATACCGTAGCCGCCGCTGGGGTGGCTAATAGTACTGACGATAGCGCGTAAGCGACTCGAATGTTTGCCATTAGAAGTTCGCCCTAACTGTAAAGCGCAGGGTATCAAACACTGTCTGCAACTGACCATTGTAGTTAACCACAATCTCACCCTCATACATGCCGGGGTCTACATTTAATACGTTGCCTTGAAAGTCAAACTGCACCTGACCGGTAGTACCGCCGCTTAACTTTGTACAACTTATTGTAGATAGAAGCGTGGTCGTACCAGCAGCACGGAACTTAACAGATACAGTCGTTGTCCCCAACGACAAGTCAATCGGCGTGCCGGTAATGTCATCCGTCAAAGTGAGGACGATAACTGGCTTTTCATCGCCTTTTACTAATCGGATAACATCAACGGCCATAATTTCCTCACGCTAATGGGTTCATTTGTACAGACATCGACGCACGGGCTGCACCTATATTTGCCCTTGCTCTACGCTCTGTGGTCTTGTAAAGGTATTGCCTAGAGTGATACGAAGCCAACTCACGGTCTGACCAGTTTTTATCCGGCAGTACCAGTAAATGTTGCAATGCACCATGCATGATGACGTTTTCAAGATCATCAAACACATTTTTATCCATGCCTGTGGCATCTCGAAGGGGCTTTAGAGCCACAATCATCTTTAGATCGTAGTTCACCGTTGCATCGGGGAGCGGGGCAAGAATAAAATTATCTGGGTCTAATTGACAGATTAAACGGGGGGTAGCCCGTTTTGCAGGATCAAGGCTAGGCCAATCAGGATAAGCAGCATACAACTGCTCAAGAGTCACAGGATCTACTTTCTCGTTATTGACACTTGATGTCAGGAACGCATGGACTTCAGTCTGCAATGGATTTGTGTAGGGGTACTCATACACACCGGGTGTCAGTCGGATCAACGGCTGTTCGTAGCGCCACGCTAGTGTGCGCTCGCATGCCTCAATTGCAGCATCACGAACATATTGCTGGATGATTGGCTGCGGGCAGCCCGGCACACTTGGGGCTATCCGATTAACAAGGGAGAGGAATGTACGCGTAGCCATTAAATCACCTGATCGTTAGCAAGTCCGCCTTCCTCAGTGTCAGTAATGACACGACCCTGAGCGCTAACGCCAAGAGCCTGAGTAAAGGACTGTTGGAACAACTGCGCCCGATTGGAGTTGACATGTTCATTATCCACGGACTCAGCGATAAAAACTGTCGCATCAATTACAACGGGGAAGTAAGCATCTGACAACAAAGCGACCGTTGTTGTACCGTCGTACACCGGAGGTGTCTGCGCATATTCCCCAATAAGAACCTGTGCCGCTGGGGCTTTTGGGTAAATAAAGAACCGATTGGCGTTACGGGTGTGCCGCATCCAGTTAACTGTGGCAGCAGCCGCATCATTCATCCATGTAGGATAAGTTTGATCTAGCGCCTCACGATTAGTTTCCGTAATCCCTGAGCCATCTTTAACTTGGAAAATCTCCATAATACGGATGGAATCAGAAGGGGCTGATTGAAGAACTTGCCCTGCCGTAGTAGGGATTTCCCCTATGTAAGCAAAGAGGTCGGGACGCAAGACAGCAATCCGCTTCAATGCCTGATTGGCAAAGCCCAACAACACCGCATTGCTATAACGCTGCGGCGAGTTGATGTCTTGGAGGATCCGTCGAACCTCAGTGATTACATCATTGAGTATCATTCGGGTAATCCCTTAGATGCATCTGCATTGAGTTCTTCATTCTCAACAACGGGGGCCTCAGGAATCTCGTCAGCCGGGGTTTCTAAAGCCAAACCAGACTTACGACCTTTTTGTTTCTTAGGAACAAACTTCTCAGGAAATGCTTCTTCCTCAGTGACTTCCTCACAAAGAGGGTTTTCAGCCAATAGTTCCGTATAGTCATAAATAAAGCCATCACGTTTATTGCGTAGGTATCGTGCCATTTAATTCTCCTATCTAAATCGAGCCGTCTTAGCCGCTATTTTAGCGGGCTGTTTTACAAACTGTTGACCTTTTGATTTGCCAGAACGCTTTGCTTTTGTTGTAGCGGCGTACTCTGCTGGGGTCAACGCCTTTATTGCTGCCTCTGGTAAGTATCGCTCACCAGTCTTGCTAGATGGCTTACCGCTTTTGGTACGCCATTTCTGATCTGTCCAGTCTTTTAGGGACTTTTGCGGGGCTTTCAATCTTTGTACCCCCCGCCAGCGGCTTTGTATTTCTTAGCCACTAACTGCGCTTTACGGGCTGACCATTGACCAGCAGCCGTACCCTGAACTGCCGCAGCCTTAACCTGCGACACAATCCGCTTACGCAACTCAGGCTTTGTATAGTTGCCCGCTGCGTTTACTTTGGATTTTGGTTTGGCCTTGGCTACCATTTCACTTTATCCGCCCAATAAGCCGCAGACATTTTGCCTTTGGCTATGTTCTTTGCATGGCGGGCTTTGAAACTTTTTTGCCGCGCCTTCTCACTTGGCGTGCTTGGGCTAGACCCAGCGCCGCTTACACCCTGCTGACCAAAGCGAATAATCTTCTCTTTGCCGCCAGCACAGGCCTTAACTACATGAGACTTAGTAGCATGCCCCGGTGTCTTTTTCGGGGAATTACATGCCATCTCAGATTTTTTGATGACTTTAGCCATATTAGTCCCGAACTAAAATGGTTACCGAAGTAGCCCCACCAATATCACAATAGATACCAGTGGAGAATATCATTCCACCTTCGGGGATACCAAAGGCTACAACCCCTTGTTTCGTAGTATCAAGTTCTAACTTGACAGGGCCTGTTGCAGTAAGACCATCGTAAAGTTTAATGTGGTCTAAATTTCCTCCGCTAGAGGTATATAAGAAACCCAGCATCCGAATTTGTCCGGTATAGAGTACAGCATCGTTATTTGTATGTATCGAAGTAACGTCACGGGCCATAATAAAACCTCCTTAAAAGGAGGGGGCCGAAGCCCCCATCCTTACCTGCGTTTAGTTAACGTCTGTAAAAGTTGCAAAGAGACGCACAACAGCAGCGGCTGGTACAGCAGTACCAATCGTGATGTCGATAGTATCAGCAGCAGAGTACAGTTTGCCACCACTCAAAGTGGGAGCAAAAGCACCAGCCGACAGGACTGGAACACCACCTGAGAAACCGGTAGAGTTAGCGGTAGTAGCAGCCAAATAACCAGTAGCGGCAGAGCCGTCACCGATTGCAATGGTGCTAGTTACACCAGCAGCAGTCGTAACTTCCATACCTACGTTAGACACAATAGTGCCAGCAGGTACAGGAATTACTTCCAGAACGTCAGATGCAGCAAGAGCGGTTGCACTAGCAGCAGAACGCGCAGCAATGATCTTGGGAAAATCAAGAACCATTTCCACACGGACGGACTTGTTAAGGTCATTTGCCGGGTAAGCGGCTGTGCCTTTGTTAAAACCGAGAGAGTCGGTATATGTTGCCATGTTAATTCTCCTAAAAAAGTTACGAGAGGGGGCCGAAGCCCCCCGTCAATTACAGAGTAATGATACCTTGTGACAATGCCTCAGGCTTGACCACTTTGTATCCATACACTTGTAGACCACGGATGATGTTACCGAAGGTGGACTCAGAGCGAATGGTTTCCATGTTGGTCATTTGCGAAGCAAAAGTGAAGCCCATCTTGTGACCAGCGATGATGCTGAACTTGCCGCTGGAAACACTGAGGTTGTGGCTCATGTAAACCGTAAAACGGTCGATCATGCCAAGGCGACCATTACGAAGAATGGACACGCTGTCACCAGTCAAAGAAGCATCCTTAAGGTCAGACTTCTTAATCATACCGGCCATCTTGGCAGGGATAACTACGAAGCGGTTACCTTCTGGGCAGTTTGCCTCATCAAGAACAGTACCGATGTCAACAAGGTACTCCAACACGTTGGTCTTGGTAATAGCGATAGGCGAACCAGTCGTACCCAAGTCAATGTTGTTAGAGATGCGACCAGCGGTTGCACCTTTGTTGTCAGCAGAAATGTCCGGCAGAATGTCGGTCAAAACACGTTGGTCAATCTTGATCTTCATACGCTCAGAAGCGTCTTTTGACCAAGTATCCATCAGATTGATGTCCGACTGAACCTTATCCACATCGTCCTCAACGCAAGCGAAGTACTCGCCTTTGTCGATAACAAGTTGCAGTTTAGGTTTGTCAGGATTCTCAACCGACAAAGTTTGACCTTTTACATAGGTCTTGATGGTGATCTCAGGGGTAGTACGGATGTTAACCGTGTCGCCCATGTTACGAATTTCACCTTCGTAATCAGTGTTGGAAATAGCAGCCAACACAGTTGCGTCGTAGAAATTCTCGATTAATTTACCTGACCAAATCTCAGGAATGAAGTTACCCGAATAGTTCGGGCGGCCTGTGGAAACGGGAAATCCCATGATAAAACTCCTCTAATCAAGCGTTAACAGTTATGCGACCGTCTCGCTGTGCAGCGAAAATGTCGCGTTCAATGCGGTCACGCTCTGCTTCACGGCCACGATATTTACCAGATCTAACATCATTAAAGAAACCTTTAATGTCATCAGGGCTGTATGTCTTGGCATTGTTGTTCGCAGGTGTTCCGGTGTTCTTTGAACGACCCGGTGCAACCTGACGCTCCAACTCTGAAGCAGTCGCTGTCCGACGAGTGTTTTGAGCAACATTGGCTTTGCCAGTCAACTCATTCCAAGTTTGGAAGAAACTAGCAACCCGGCGTACATCAAGGATACGCTGGGCATCCTCAAGGTAAGTCTGACGGCTAATTCCAGTTAGCGGGTCAATCTCCAACAACCATGATTGAAATGCATGGTCATCGTTAATTTCGCGCCAATTGGGGGCCGCACTTGACAGGTCAGACCAGAACTGTTGCTCTGCTGTCATTGCTTGTCGGTGCGCCACTGCCTGTACCTGAGGTACGACACTGGTTTGCAACGAGCGAATGATTTGATCTAATTGAGCAATCTTCTGAGCAACCGGATAGAGTTCCTCGCGAGTCACACGACGCATAACGTCAATAGACTCACCATACTCTTGGACATCATTCTCAGTTACCAAAGGTTGAACTTGAGTTTGCTGTGCCGGTTGAGAGGATTGCTGCGAAAGAGACGCAAGCAATTGTTCCATCTGTTGTACGCGACCATTTAGTTCACGATTCTGCGAGTGCAGACGCGGAACTTCGGCGTTGTACATACCTTGTAAAGTACGCCATTTCTGAGCATAAGTCTCAGAATTGGGGTCATCTTCTTGGCCTGTACCACTGGGGGTTTGCTCATTCCCCTGCGGTTGAGCAGCGTTATTCGGTACAGCGCTCTCGTCGGCTGGTGCGGGTTGTGCGGTGTTCTCAGAAGGCGAAGTGTTGCCATCGGCAGGAGGGGTCGCCTCATTGCCATTGTTTTCATCGCCATTGAGTTGCTTGTACAACTCCTGTACGGCCTCGGTCTGTTTACGAATTTGCTCTGGTAGTGCCATGATAAAACGCTCCTATCGGTGTGCGTGGATTAGACGGCGAGTCATATCAGTTAGGACTTTGCCGCTAGTTCAGGGGCTTCTTTGGCAAACTTGTATAGTTCACCCAAAACCTGACACCGCCCTTGTAAGAGTGCCGGGTTGTTAATAGCGCTAGGCAGTTGCTCTAACTCGTGATAGCGCCATGTTCTAAGCCAGTCCAGAATTTCTGGATACTGGCGCATGGCAATGCCAAGAGCCTTTACGACTTTAGGATCGGGCTTAATCATGCAGCCCTCCC